GGATAACCCCTTGAGAGATATACATTACCTCTTTACCAGCTGAAAGCATTGAGATCCGGTCATGAGATACCTTAATTGTAGAGCTTGCATCACTCTTACCAATAATCATGCCCTCATTTGAAAAGCTCATATACGTATCAATGAAAGTCTTGAGCTCTTTCATGCCTCCAAACTCAGTAGTAAGTAACTCAATTCTACGGCTAGCCTCGATTAAGTCAGACTCAGACTTCTCTTGAGCCTCAGCATTTGATTGTACAAAGACATTGTAAGCTTTCTCTAGCTCACTAAAGGCCTCCATTGATGCCTTTGCTTTTTGCTCAGCCTCGTAAATTTGAACCTTTTCATTAAGAGCATTAAGCTGCTCTTGAGTCAGTCCTTGATCCGCTTTGCTATCAAGTATTCGCTCTATATCCTCTTTATCTGTTTTAATTTTAGTCCATCTATCAAACCATTTATACCTTGCTTTATCTGTGCTAGCAACTTCTTCCATATCTGAGTAGTAACCATAATAGCGCTGATCGTTATCTGTCAAAGATAAGTTAGAGCCGTCCGGATTTTCAGAAAATGCAAAGTGTATATGAGTTGACTTGCCGGGCGCTCCAATTCGACCATCTGAAACATTGACAAGTGAAAGCTCATCAACTGCCACTCTATCGTTACCGATATAAGCTCCAATCGTTAAAGTAACTGTATTAGTTATCTCTTGCCCTCTTACTGTATAGGTCATACCAGTAGTCACTTTATCATTTAAGCTCCATCTCCACGTTACGCCGGCTGTGATAAGTTTGCCGCCCTTATAAAGTGTAGGAGTGATAATACTTTCACCGCTATTATTTTTAAAGATGATACCGTTACTAGTTGATAACTTGATTGTGTAAGGTTTAGACTGCTCAAACAAGCGCTCAAAAGCCTCTTGTATGCCGTCTGATAGTTGATTTTCAAGAGCCTTGAAATTTGAAAATACTGTCTTATTGCTTGCCGGATTTGAAAAGCTTATCCGTTGCTCTGATACCCTTGCTTGGATAGTTAAGAGAGGGGCAAACCCCGCATCATGTATCTTGACTGTATCGCCAATCTCAACATCAACATATCCATCCACCTCGTAAGTGATAGCCGGGTAACAATGTTTTTTAAGTTCATTGTATGCTAAACGCCTCAACTCTTTAGGGTTGTCAGTATCATAACTAAAGTCTTTTCTTGTCCATTGATCCTCAGCTGTACCGTGTGAGAATGTTGAGGGATAGAGCTGCATTGATAGAGGTGCATAAAGGGACTCGTTTCTTTGATAAAACTCACAAATACCGTCTTTGTTATACTTCTTCCAATCGTCAAGCCCTCGGATTGTTACCACTTCCTCGACATCTTCACCAGCTCCATTTTTAACCGTTCTTTTACCAGTCGGGCGGATTGTATTAAAGATACCTGTCTTGTCAACTTTACGACGGATTGACTTGATATTCTTGCCGTATTTTAACTGTATATCGTTTCTGATACGTCCTACGCCTTGATGGTTATCATCATTTTCATGATAAACATTAACGCTAAACTTCTTAATAGTGCTGTCAGCGTTTAATTGTGTATCAAACTCAATCTCAGCATCAAAATGTTTAGCTAGACTGAGCAAGCGGGCAAGTTTTGTTTCTTGCCCTTGCCACTCAATCGTTCTTTTCTTATCCGATACTTCATTGATACCAATAGCTAGATGAGTATAATACAGTAAATCCATAGCCTCACAATATTCTGCAAAGCTCATAGCCTTTGTAGCCTTGTAAGGGTTAGCTATCTCATTGATAAGCTCAAGGTTGAGGTTTTCACAATAACATTTTATCGTTTGCTCATCTTCCTCAACCGTCATTACGTTAAATATAAAGCTCTTGCCTTTATACTTAAATGATACCCACGCTCTTTCATTGAGGTAGTGATAGGCTTTAGTTAAAGCTGTATCTGATTTGATTGCTTTCTTGAATACTGTAAACTCAAAAGTAGATGATCCAGTAGGCAAGCTCCTTACCCACGTATCAGCATAATAATTAAGCGTATTCTGTTTGCTGTTATCAACAAAAGCAACCTTTTGCAAGTTTGCATCATGAATAGTTAAGAGCATGATTAGAGCCACCTTTCCTCAAATTCGATTGTTACTGTTGGTTTTTTCTTGATAAAGCTAGAAAAGTACATCTCTAGTTGGGAATTGCCGGGCGGTATTACTAGCCATTGTGAACCGTCAACAACCTCACTAGACTTAGCGATACCATCAATATATACGGTATCATCTTCACTATTGATTACAGCCGTTGAGCCCATAGCGTAACGGTTAGGGATATCACCAAGCATAGGTACAAAGTCTTTTCTAAACACTAACTCATCTAGGTACATATTCGATACCATAGGCTTATCGTGAAAAGCTCCTAGAGTTACATGGATTTTAGCTGACTTTTTCCCTTTAATTTCTGGGATAACAAAGTTGTAATGTGAGCCGTCATAATACACTTGTACCACGTTATCATTACGCTTGATCTCAAATTGTCCTCTTTCTTTGCTGAAAGGATTTAAGCGTTTATCATCTGCCCCTTTAAAAACAAGGCGCTTTAAAAAGTTATATCTGTCTTTTGTATCCGGCCTTAAAACGTTAAACTCACAATCTAAACCTAGTGAACGTTTAAATGTTTCCACACCGTAAAGAAATTGCCCGGCTGTATCTGATACAGTTATTTTCAAATACCCGTATTGCTTTACTGAGTCTGCAATAAATACTTGCTTACAAAATATATAATCATTTAATGATCCTGTTTCACCAGCTGCATCTATTGGAATGTCCCACGATAGCCCGGTTGAATAGTGTCCAGTCTGTCCTTGAGTAAATTGCTCTCTTAACTTAACGTGGTTTTTACCCCAAAGATTTAAGAGCTCTGGTGTTCCTGTTTCGTTTTCGTTAGCATAATTTGTAATTGACCTGTTTTTTGTAGCTCTACTGAAAGCCTCTGAGATTTTGTTATCTCGATAATCAAGTAAAATCTCTGACTTTTTGACAATACCAGTATCAGCCTCCTCACGGTTTCCCATCTCAAAAGCGGTATTACTATTGACAAGTCCAATATATCCATTTTCAGCATTATGCTTGACTCGGATAATCGGGAAAGCCTCAACTGTACCATTGTTTTTGAGGTTAAAAATCATTTTATCCGCTGTTGTTTGAGCGTTTGAGTCACTATTAAAGTTTTTGTAAACTGTGCTGTGTGCCACGCCGTCTGGGATCATGATTTTAATTTCTGATTTTTGCATCCATCTAGCGACATTATCGGGCGTAACATCATCAACCGGCATACCTAGATAATACTTATCCGGCTCATCTCCATAAGTGATTTTAACCGGCTCAGTTACTTTCAAAATACCGGCAAGCTCATGCTTGAGGCTTTCCATTGCAACCGGATTTTCTGCAAACATTGTAAACTTGATAGTATGCTCTTTTTCACCAATCTTTACCTGTTGGATATTTACGCCCAAAAGAGGGGCGTTATCGGTTGACACGCTCCTCTTGTTACCAATCGGGCGGATAATATCTGTTATACGAAAATACCTAGACATATCAACGCCGTTAAAGGTCATTAACTTTGTCATGTTAAAATACCCCTCATTCTGTTATCTCGTCTTGTTTGCTCGGTTTGTTGTCTTGCAAACTTATCACTTGTCTTAGCAACTAGCGTACCGTCATCAAAGTACATAGCCGCTGGGCGTTTGACCGCTGTTTCTGCTACATCTAGGGCTTTCTCTAGCAATTCGCTAGATTTCTCCATAGTTACCTTGATTTTTTCTGCGATAGTTTGCTTGCTGCTTTGTTTAACTGACACTTGAGCTCCTAGTTGCTTGTCTAGTCCTAGTGCAATCTCTGGGCGGGCATCTATCATCATGCTATCCTTGAGGCGTAACATTGCATTTTTTACAGTACCGGCATCTTTCTCGATACCTACTGCAATACCTTGAGGGATAAAGCGCCCGATTTCATCTCTCATTACACGGGACGGGCTATGAATATCAAGAGCGCTCTTAATGGTATCTCTTACCCTTGAGGCAATAGATGCAGCGGTTGACATTACAGCACCAGCTCCATTATTAAGACCGGCATTGAGTCCAGCCATAGCCATATCACCAACATAAGTAAAATCTGAATACAATGAGTTAAAAGGCGTTCTAATCTCACCAGACAAGCTTTGCATAGCGTTTATAGGCTCATTTGCACCCTCACCAACACCCTCGGCTAGACCTGTTGTAATAAAGCCCCCGTACTCATTAAACACACGGGATGGACTGTGAATATCCATAGAGCTCTTAAAAGCGTCTTTAGTCTTATCTGCCATATCAATCATAGCTGTACCGGCTGCGCCAGCTCCGCCCTCGATACCCTCTTTTACGCCGTTTGGAATTTCTTGTCCTAGACTTCCAAAGTCAGCGGCAGCAATCTCATCTTTCAGACCGGATGCTTGATCTTGAATCATACCCTTAATCTTATCTGTGACACCTAGTGAGCCCGTATCCATACCAGCGGTCAATCCGTTCATAGCCGTTTGTCCACCTTTAGAGAATACCTCGTTAAGTTCTGCCAATTTCTCATCTGAGGCGTTTACAAGTTCTTGCACGTACAATCCACCTTGAGGGCCCATCTCACGTAGTTTAT